AATGCCAGAAGTCAGAACGGACAAAAATCATCGAAGCCCTAGACAGGCTGTTTTCAATTTTCATCCGTAAGCGCGACAAGGTTTGCCTGGCCTGCCGCTTTCCACATCCAGACGCGCACCTATCATGCCATCACATTATCAGCCGCCGACACCTATCGACAAGATTCACCCCAAAAAATGGTGTCACCCTTTGCGTTTCTCACCACAGGCAGGCGCACGGCGACCCGGAATGGTTTCGGGATTGGGTGCTGCGTAAGATCATGACGCCCGACGAATACGAGACATTGAAACGGCAAGCATTCTCGCGGTCGGGGTTTTCGACCGCCGATCTTAAATTGTTTCTTGCTGCCATCCGGAAAGGATCGGCCACGTTTTGAAACAAGGGGATAGGGTAGCTCCCGACGGGGAGGGTTCCCGGCCCTCCCTTCCCCTTTGTAGCCACCGGGACCCCACGGGAGGGGAACATGGCAAGCCCACAGAAGGAAGACGGTTACACGGCCATAGCAAACGAAACTATGGACGCTCTCTGTAAAATAAGGATTTGCGGAGAGGAGCGCCAGGTCCTAGACACGATTCTCCGGAAAACGTACGGATGGAATAAATGCGAGGACGCCATCTCCTTGTATCAGTTTGCCGAAATGACGGGCCTCAACAAGCCGGCCATATCGAGAGCCATCAACGGGCTTTTATCAAAAAAGATAATCATCGTTATCGAAAAAGATAACGCTCCCGCCAAAGTATATAAATTCAATAAGGATTATTCTCAATGGCAACCATTATCGAAAAAGATAACGTTATCAAAAAAGATAACGGGCTTTATCGAAAAAGATAAAAAATCGTTATCAAAAAAGAGTACCACAAAAGACACTATACAAAAGACACTATTACAAAAGGCACCGCCTCCGGCTCCGCCGTCGGTCCCTGTCGATAAGGTCGTTTATCCCGAATGGGTCCCCGTCGAATTATTCCTTAAATATCAATCATCCAGAAGACGCAAGCTTAAGACGGCATCATACGAGGATTTCTTTAACAAGCTCCAACGGATGTCGAAAACATCGAACACGACGCCATCCGCTATCTTGACGCAGTCCATCGAGAACGGTTGGGACGGAATATTCGAACTCAAGGACATCAGGAGGCCGGCGGGTGGAATTGCACAGCCAGAACCGCAGAGCCATCCTGTAGAAAAGTTTATCCGGTGTCCATCCTGCGGCAAGGAGGTTCTGGACATCGTGGACGGACACTGTAGGCACTGTCGTTAACGGAGGAAGACATGGAAAAGCTCGTGTACAAACTGGACCCACGCGGAAAGGCTACACACCTGAATCAAGGCCTACTCCGCAAGAACGAAAAGGCGCCAGCCGATCCTCCACGGATACGACCGCGCATGTATAAGCCGACAGGCCCCGTCGTCAGGATTCGTCTGCATTACGGCGGCAGTGAAATCGATTGCAGTACCGAAATGGCGGAGGACCTGATCGCCAGGGGAAAAGCAACCAGGGTGTAGGCCCTGAGGATAAACGAAGGAGAAGAACATGCCAAAAAAGACGTACAGACGGTTATTGAGCGTTGACCCGCCTCCCGGTTTCTTCGTGTTGAGTAAGCCGCAGAGCCACAGGGGGTCCTTAGCAAGAATGGATGCCTTTCTGAAAGGCAAAGGAATTAAAACGGAGATCCTGCAAAGCGAGCAAGGCAAGTATTTTCTATGCCGTGAAGGTGAGGAGCTTAAAACGTATCAGGTATGAGGGGGTGAAATAATGTCGTTAGAACAAGCGATTTGTAGCGCAGTTAAGTATTGTCCGGACGGATATCACTTTAAATTATTTGCAGGGAACGAGGGCGTAAGTATGGAATTCGTCGATCCAGAGGGGGATACGATACTCAGCCTCAACAAGGCCGATGTTGAGATACTTCCCGTTTTTATGACTGCTGCGATTGATCAGGCACAAGCGGCTATTCGTCAACACAAAGATGTAAGGTAAAGTCATGAATCTTCCCGACGAGATAGCTGTTGAGGGTTGGGCCGCGATTGCCTTGACGCTTGGTATGTCTGTGAGGTCTGCCTATCGCCGCAAGGGAGAATTAAAGGCCGCGGGGGTCATCTTCTACCGCAAGAAGGGATGGCCTCCGCGTCGTTTCGTCTATCATTTCCCGTCCCGTTTAAAGCAATGGACAGGGATAAAAACGAGTATCGGAGAAAATATTTAAAAGCTATTTTTTGGCACTTCTGTTGTCACCTCTTGTGTGGCACTCATTCTGTCACTCATTCTGTCACTTTGGCACGGCTTATAAATATATGAAATAAGCCTTCCATGCCTGTCTCACTACAACAAATGAATACGATCGACACGGTCGCCATCTTCAAAAAAGAAGGCGTAACCGCGAAGAAAATCGCCGCTGAGATAGCGCTCGTCGCTTTCTCGGACATGGCTGATTACGTCCAGGTGGACGAGGCCGGCAGTGTCAAGCCGATACCGTTCGATAGCCTTAAGAAAGGCGCGACGCGAGCCATCAGGAAGATACGCGAAAAGCGCCGGATTCTGGACGGCAAGGACAAGGACGACACGATCCTTGAAGACACGTTTGATCTTGAGCTTATCGACAAAATGGACGGCCTCCGCCTGGCGTCCGAATGCCTCGGGCTCAAGAAACCGATTGCCGTCCAGGGCGACATCAACGCCCAGGTTGTCCTCGACGAGGATCTGAAACTTTACGTCAAGCAGATTATGGCCGCAGCTCCTCCGGCGCCTCCGATGTATCCGAAAGCGGTACCGACGACGGCCAGGGCGAAAAAGCCGACGGCCAAGAAACCTCCGGCGAAAGGTAAGGGCAAGAAATGAAACGTCCGATAACCCATGCCCAAGCCTCAAAGCTGACGCGCAGTGATTCGCATCAGATTTACCGGTCCGCCTTTACCATGGTCGAACAGAAGGGAAAGCGCGCGGATGAACAACGTCGCGCCCTTATGCGGGAGTTTGCCCTCAACGATCTGTTTTACCTGCTCGCCTTCATCCTGAACCGCAAGGATGCCGACCGCGATTGGATACATGACCGATGCCGTGAGGTTGAGGCCGATCCTGATTGGCACCTCGATCTGTGGGCCAGGGAACATTACAAGTCGACCATCATCACGTTTGCCCTCACAATCCGCGACATCCTCCGGGACCCGGACATCACTGTCGGCATATTCTCGCATACACGCCCGATTGCAAAGGGATTCCTTCGGCAAATCAAGCAGGAGTTTGAAACGAACACGCGGCTTAAGGGCCTATTCCCCGAGATATTCTGGGACAACCATCGGCAGGCGCCGAAGTGGTCCGAAGACGACGGCATCGTGGTCAAGCGCAAGAGCAACCCGAAGGAGGCAACGGTCGAGGCCTGGGGCCTGGTCGATGGCCAACCGACTTCGAAGCATTTCCGCATCCTGCTTTATGACGACGTCGTCACCAGGGAAAGCGTCACCACGCCGGATCAAATCGAAAAAGTAAACAAAGCCTGGGAGTTGTCTTTAAACCTGGGCTCTGACGGCGGCCGCCGGCGCTACGTCGGGACGCGCTATCACTACAACGACACCTACCGGCTCATTATGGACAGAGGGGCGGCCGTCCCAAGAATTCACCCCGCCACGGACGACGGGACACCCAGGGGAAATCCGGTCCTCCTGGCTCCCGAAGTCCTGGCGGAAAAGCGACGCGACATGGGTCCTTACACGTTCGCGTGTCAACTCCTCATGGACCCCAAGGCCGACGAGGTCCAGGGCTTCAAGCAAGAGTGGCTTCAATTCTGGCCGGGCCAGAACCACTCGCACCTTAACAGGATCATCCTGTGTGATCCTGCCGGCGAAAAGAAGAAGGAGAACGACTACACCGTCGCCATGGTGATCGGTCTTGGCGAGGACGAGAATTTCTACGTTATCCGCATTATCCGCGACCGCCTGTCACTCACGGAACGCGGCAAACTCATTATGAAGCTGCACCGCGAGTATCGGCCGATCTTCGTCGGCTACGAGAAATACGGCAAGGATTCGGACATCGAGTTCATCGAGTACCTCCAGGACAAAGAAAACTATCGGTTCGGGATAAAGGCCCTCGGCGGACCGATGCCGAAAAACGACAGGATCAGGAAGCTTATCCCGGTATTTGAGCAAGGACGGATATTCCTGCCTGATAGCTGTCTGTATACCAATTACGAGGGCATGACCCTTGATCTGATCAAGGAGTTTATCGACCAAGAGTATATGGCCTTTCCGGTTCCGATTCACGACGACATGCTCGACTGCCTGGCCAGGACACAAGATGAAGACTGTCCGAAAGACTTCCCGTCAAGGTCCGACGAATACGAGTCAAGGGCGGCCGATACCTGGCGCGGTTCTTTCGGTATGCAGTCAAGTGACGAGGCGGATTACAGCTACGACATTTATTCCAGGTGAGGTGCAATCATGAGTATGGGTTCCTTGATCCCTTTTTGGATTCAACAAAGCCAGAGCACGGATACAATCGAAGCACCGCCGGCCGCTCCGTCCGTTACTATCGACACGGTAGATGAACCAACAGAGCCGGACAAAGACGTCAGCGAAACGAACGCCGGCGTAGCAGACGAGAAAAGGCGGGTCTTGTCGGCTCTTCCAAAGGCGACAAAAACAAAACTTGATCAGACGGGCGACCAGGGGACCGTACAGAAAAAGAACCTCCTCGGGTCTGGTGCGACGGGAAACACGAATCTTGGATGAGGAATAGGCCATGACCACAAGGGCGGACGCGGACGAAATCGTCCGAAAGTACGACGACCTGAACAGCGACCGGGGGACGTACCTCTCGCACATCCAGGAACTTGCCAACTATCTGGCGCCGACGCAGGCATCCATCCTGGACCAGCTCGTCGAGGGCGGAAAGCGCATGACCTACATCTACGACGGGTCGCCGCTTCGGTGCGTTGATAGCTTCGCAAACGGTATGTACGGAAACCTGACGCCGGTCGCCTCGCCCTGGTTCGCCCTATCCTGCCGCAACAAGTCGCTCAACGACAATTCAAACGTCAAGATGTGGCTTTCCGACACGACGGAACGGATGCGGAACGCCATCTATACGAGCAACGCCGGAATGGCACTGTTTCAGTGCTACAAATACCTGTCGTGGGCAGGCTCGGCCGTCGTCTTTATCGACAAAGGCGCCAGGTACGCGCTCAGCCTCAAGACCTTTTCGCCAGCTTTCTGCGTCTGGGAGGAAGACCCGGACGGGATCGTCGACGCGGTATACAGGGTCGAGAAGTTCACGCCCCGCCAGTGCGCCCAGGCCTGGGGTCCGAAAGCGAGCGAAGCCATGAGGGAGGCCTATGTCAAAAACGATCACACAAAGACATTTGATGTCCTTCATGCTGTCTATCCCAGGTCCGATTACGATTGGAACAAGCGCGACGGCCTCAACATGAAGTACGCCTCCGTCTATGTCGACAAGGAGTCCAAGCACGTCCTGAGCGAAGGCGGGTATAACGAGTTTCCTTACGCCGTCCCCAGATGGGACAAAGCCGACGGCGAAGTCACCGGACGGTCGCCAGGTATGAACGCGCTCCCGGACGTCAAGCAGCTCCAGCAAGTCGTCTATGATTCGACAATGGCGCATCAGATGTGGTTACGGCCGCCGGTCCTGGCCAGTAAGGAAAGCGCCCTTTCGACGAACAGGATCACCCCGGGCAAGATCATCTATCATCGGAGCGGCGAAAAGCCCGAGCCCTGGCCGTTATCTGGCGACCTGCGAGTCAGCCTTGAGGAAAAAAACAGCCTTCGCGAAGCCATTCGCCAGGCATTCTTTAACGATCTTTTTATCGTCCTGCAGGACAACGTCCCGGGACGCACCGCCTTTGAAGTACGGGAAATGGTCGAGGAAAAAATGAATATCCTCGGGCCGTTCCTGGGCCGTCTCATGGTCGAATTGCTTGACGTCATGCTGTCGAGGGCTTTCTGGGTTCTGTATCGAGGC